CACGGAACCATTCGTAGCCTGTGTTCCTCCAGCAATCACATCTCCCGCATACCATGCATTGCCTTTCCAATCAAGGGTATGTGAGTTTGAACGCGCGGTATCTGACGTACCGTTACCGACGATATGAGAATATATGCTAGACTCATCACCAATGTTGTACTTTCCTTGAGCATGTTGTTCTGTTGATAATGCAAGTGTGTACATTCCCTCAGCATGGGCAGTCTGCATACTTGCCATTGAGCCCCAACCTTCTACGTGCGAATAAGCGCCACTAGCGGTTGTGTAGTATCCCTCAGCATGGGCAGCCGTATTCGTTGCTACAGATCCCCAGCCTTCGGCATGAGAGGCATAATTCCCACTTGCTGTTGTTAAGTATCCTTCAGCATGAGAGCCATAATTCCCACTTGCTGTTGTTTGGTCTCCTTCAGCGTGTGAGCGGCTACCCTCTGCTGTCGTCCAGCACCCTTCGGCATGAGAGCCTTCACTTCCACTTGCTGTTGTAAAGTATCCTTCGGCGTGAGAACCTTCATTCCCACTTGCTGTTGTTGCTATCCCTTCAGCATGAGAATTAGTGCCTGATGCTGTTGTCTCTCGCCCTTCGGCATGGGAGCCATAATCTCCACTTGCTGTTGTATACCATCCCTCAGCATGAGAACCTATTGCATTCGCTTTTGCCCCGCCTCCTTCTGCATGGGAATAGTTGCCTGATGCTATTGTATTACCGCCTTCAGCATGAGGACCATAATCTCCGCTTGCCGTTGTAAAGTATCCTTCGGAGTGGGCGTAATCACCCTCCGCTTTTGTCCCTCGCCCTTCGGCATGAGACTGAAATGCACTAGCCGTTGTATCCGCCCCTTCTGCATGAGAACAGCTACCTGACGCAATAACGCAGTATCCTTGTGCAAATGAGTACGTTCCAACTCCTCCCGTTTGGCGCGTACCGATGGTCATATGACCATTAAGATCAATATAGTTATCCTTGATGGTAATCTGTGGTGTATAGTAAGCCTTATTGTTCAGGTCTATTTTTAGCCCTTTAAGAACGGTTCCTGTAACATTTCCGTCTCCATCTACGGCATAATTCGACATTGCAAAGTTCTCAGACTGTAATATACCAGCAGTAACTGTACCGAGGTTGGCTGATAATGCAGATAATGTATCTACGCTTATCTTTCCTGCTGTAACAGCACTGGCAGCTATTTTGTCGGTAGTTATCGCTCCGGCATCGATCTGTGCTGCTTTGATAGTGCCGGTATATATAGTTCCACCATCGATGTATGTAGTGTTATTGTTGTAACACCAGCTTGTAATAACGGAATTGGCTGCATTAGCTCCTGTCAGTGCACTGTTCGCTGTACTATTTGCAGTGTTAGCAGTAGTCTGTGCACTAGTTATGCGGCTTGTCGTGTCTTCCGGTGCAGGTGTCCAGTCTGTAGCAGTATTTCCCTTTTCAAGCTTAAGCTCTGTAAGTGATATGCTTCGTTCTGATGTTAGATATCGCGTACTATCGTCGATCAATATTTGAGTAAGACCCTCTAGCACACTATCTACAGTAAAGGTCACATGGGTTCTTGTTGCATTTGTTGCATGAGCAGCACCATAAGTAGTCTTATTTTGGATCAGGAAATTGTAATATTCACCATCAACCAAGCCAGATATTATAAATGACAATGTATACTCTTCGCCAAGCACTAATCCTTCATAGAGGTTGATATAAAAGTATGTATCACTGTTTTTTGTGTTGATAGTTACATTGTAATTCGTACCTGCAGTACAGTTGCCACCTTTGTTTGTTGTAGGCTTAAGTAGGTTTCTGCCTCCTACAGACATATTATCTATGCTTTCCTGTGCTGCCGCTGCCGCTTCCTTGGCTGCATTTGCCGTTGTGTTCGCAGAGACAACAACGCTATGTGTGCTTATCGCATTAGAGAATGTCTGTGTCGCTACAATTATACCCACATTCGCTGTGTTGGCGAATATCTCTGCAGCATCCAGCTGTGTAGTTGTGATCGTACCGGATGCGATCTTGTTGGCAGTAATAGCGTTAGCCGCGATTTTATCTGCAGTAACAGCACTTGCTACTATCTTATCAGCAGTTATTGAATTTGATGCTATGCTATCAGCCACCACAGCGCCAGAGGCTATCTTTTCTGTAGTGATTGAGTCTGCCGCTATAGTTCCGGCAGTAACAGCATTAGCGGCTATCTTTCCTGCTATAACAGCATTGGCTGCTATTTTTTCTGAGGTTATTGCCCCGCTGGCTATCTTGGCTGCTACAATACTTGATGCTGCAATTCGATCAGCGCTTAATGTCCCTGTCGTAATCTTAGCTGCATCGAGGTTGGCGATTTTCGCACTCTGTATAGTCGCATCCGCTATGAGAGCGTTCGTTATAGAAGCTGCTGCAATAGCATTAGTACCAAACTGTCGTACAGCCCAAGAGGATCCGTTCCAATAATACATTTTGTTGGAATCATCTGTATCGAACCATACGTCATTGGTCTTTCTGCCTGATGTGGACGGTGCTGACGCCTGATAGAATACAGTGTTCTTTCCATCGGCTGTGGTCTGTGCCTTATCTACTGCTGTAGTATCTGTCACCGTGATGTTCGTGATCCATTGCTGTTCGCCTGCAACCTTGTTATAGTTCCATAAGAATCCGATTCTTGCATAGGCTACACCTGGAGGGAACATCCCGTTCTTATTGGTTCCGCTATAGTCGACGCCTCCCACTTTGCCGGTATATGTCGTCCAAACTGTAGGAATCTTAACACCCGTTATCGGTGTGTACTTATACGTACCACCATCTCGCCCCTGCGATACAGATGTTCCGGCAGGTATAGTACTGCCACTGTATGCAGACGCTAACGTGATCGTATTATCGGTATAGTTGATTTTAGAACTGTCGAGAGTATTACTGCTAGTTTTAGGCAATGTAACTCTGTTACGGGTATATGATTCAGGCGGATAAGTATATCCTTTACTGTTCTTATAGTTCCATATCGTCAGGTAGAATCCGTATGATACAGATGTGCTCCATCCAGATGCATCGGTCAGGTAAATAACTGTATCGCCCGCTTTCAAATCTTTTGCAAGCGTAGTAGTTGATCCAGGATGATACATGTGGTTTGGAGCAGTGATGGTATTTTTATCTACATCATAGAACATGATGAATGAATACATCGTTCCTGTACCAAGCAAAGACTTCGCATCAAAAGAGAAAGTATATGTGTTGTTCGTGCTTACAAGGAAATATTCATTTGAATATAACGTACCACTAGACCCTGCCGCTCTCGTAAATGATCCCGGAGAATTATTTGTTACTTCTCCATCGAATATCCAACTATTGAAGTTTGTATTATCGCCCATCATACCGTTACCGTTTACGATGAGCTGTTCACCTTTAGAGGTCACCTTCTCATAAATATCAGCTGCATCTTTAAGTGCCTGCGCCGCATTCGTCGATGCTGATGTAATAGTAGAGTTCAAGCTGTTTGTAAGCTTTGATGTGTCGATGGCACCTGGTGCTATCTGCTGACCATTGATAGTTCCTACCGTTATGTTGGCAGCATTCAGATTCACTACTTCGATCACACCTGCATCGAGTTTGCCGGCTGTAATCTTGTTTGCTGTCAGACCAACGATTTTTGCATCCGTGATGGATCCATCTGCTATCTGTGCTGTTCCTACAACGCCGGTACCGATCATGGCCCGCGTGATGGAACCGTCTTTTACATTGGCAAGATCTATCTTTGCATATTTAGTGTCCAATCCATCGATTTTAGCATTCGCAGCACTCAAATTCGAGATAGTTGCATATGTTGATGCTATTTCTGATGCCTTTATATAATCTGCAGTCAGTGTCGATGTCTGCACATAGTTCGATAACAACGTGTTGGTTTCCGCAGCTGTTATGTATCCCTTACCGGCTACCAAATTATTGACCTGCGCCTCTGTAAAGTACCCTTTGCCTACAACTAAGGTGTTTACCTGTGCTTCGGTAAGATATCCTTTACCTGCTACCAGACTTTCAACTTCTGCTTCATCCATATATGCTGAATTTATTTCTGCTACAGTGGAACTTAATGTCGTGATATTTCCGTTGGTAGCATTCAGCTGACCTACTGTGGCATAATTCGCAAATAGTTTTCTTATATCTGCAGATTCCGCCTCAAGATCTTCAGCTTTAGCATATCCAAACTCGGCAACTTTGGATTCGAGTTCTGATGTCTTGACTGTGTTGGTATTAAGCGACTGTATATCGCCCTGTATAGCTGTTATCTGTCCTGTGGTCAGAGACTTAAAGGTTCCGACCTCTCCTGATAGACTTTCTATCTGCGCTTCAGCTGCATCCAAAGATTTGATTGTCGCATAGTCTGCTGAAACTTCCGCTGCAGTTATAAACCCAAAATCAGCTATTTTTGATGATAAGTTGTCGGTAGTGATAGCTTTAGCATTAAGATTCGTGATTTTTGAATCTACTGCATTGAGTTCTGTTACTTTCGCATAGTCAGTAAGGAGATGATTCGTTTCGAGCTCTGTGATGTAGCCTTTACCGGCCACAAGTGTGTTCACCTGAGCTTCAGTAAGATATCCTTTGTTCACTACCAAAGAGTTAACTTCCGCCTCATCCATGTATGCAGCATCGATTTCAGCTACTTCAGCCTGCAGATTCTTGAAATCCCCTTCCTTGAATGTTGCAAAATTACCCGAGATTTCTTTTACTGATGCTTCCGTAGCTTCCAGCGATTTTATAGTCGCATATTTTAAGTCTGCAGTATTGGCTTTAAGATACCCAAATTCAGCAACCTCAGCTTCAAGTTCAGCTGCTTTCAAGTATCCAAACTCCCCAACCTTGGCTTCTAACGTCTCCGTTGTAATCGCTACCGCCGTCAGGTCATCTATCTTACCAGTAACGGCCTCGATACTTTGAGTTGTCGTATTTTCGAACTCGGCTTGAGCCGCCTTCAGCGTTTCGAACTCACCAGCCTTGAAATTCGCGAACTCACCTGATACAGATGTAATGCTTGCTTCTACAGCTGTAAGCTTATTGACAGTTGCTTCTTCAAACTCTGCCTGTTCAGACTTTAATGTTTCAAACTCACCTTGCTTGAAGCTTACAAATTCTCCTGAGAGGTTTGTGATTTTCGCTTCAGTAGCCACGAGAGTCTTTATTGTTGCATATTTCAGATCTGCTTCATCTGCAGTTATCCTCCTTACGATTGCCTGCTCAGCCGTGAAGATCTGATATGCAATTCTCTCCATCTTCTGTACGAGAGGTCCCTTTACATGGCTTTCGGCTTCAGACTCACTTTCTCCCGGAGCCGTGATCACTGTTGAAAGACCACCATCGAAGGTATGCACTATGCTGAGGCACGGCACTACATGCGCGTTGCCTTTTGCATCGGTATATAAGATGCAGTCCCATGGTTCAAGCCTTGGATCACCTAACGCTAACGGTATAGTACCAGGTCTATAGGTGTACCCGACTACATTTGCCTTAAACGCAGAAAACAGACTCTCTGTCATGTATTTCATTGACAGTGTCTGTCTTGGTGTGCCTTCTGTGAATGAGACTTCCGGATGAACTGTGCCATCCTCGTCCGTCCACTCTTCTGTTGTTGTAACCTTTACTCCTGTGAGCTCATAGTCATAGTCGCTGAACTCCGGATCCGTGATAGTTCGCTCTCCGTTGAATGCCACCTGATCAGCCGTAGAGAACTTGCTTATAACGATGTTGCCGGCATTATCTTCTGTTGCAAAGCCGCCAAGTACAGCTGTGATTACTTCTAGGAGCTCTCTGCAAGTCAATCCTGTGAGATCTTCTTCTATAGTGCCAGCCAGTGTAACGCCTTTGCAGATTATCTGTATGCCGGTGGCTTCGGTAATTGCTGCAGCCAGTTTGGCCAAAGTCTGCTCTGCAGGTAACGTTGGCAAACAGTTCAGCTTCGATGTGATCCTGCCTACAGCTGTAAAGGTTGTTTGATATGTCGATCTATTTGGTTTTGTTACCGTGTAGTATCCCATATCGATGTAATCTACAGTATCGTCTATAACAAGTCCAATCTGCAGAAGTAATTCTTTGTTTTCAAGTATTTCCTCACACTTATCAAGTGTCACTTCGATATATGGGGAATAAATAGAGCCTATGGAAAATGATTCTCCACAGGCTCCTTTGTTGATTGTTATGTTTCTTATTTCTCCCGATATAGCAGCGCCTTCATATAGCAACCTTGCTCTAAACTGACGGCTGGATTCTGCTATCTTCTGCGAGAACAATGCACTTGTTCCTATCATAGCATCCTCCTTACTGCTGAATTATACTTACGGTGATATTTTTATAATAATGAACACCGCCAAAGTATCCGAGATATTCTTTCTTTAATGTCCCTCTGTATGATGTGATCGTGATGAAAGTTCCTTCCTCATAAAATGAAACAGGCAAAAATCCTGATTTTAGATTTGAGGATATTTTCTTCAGCTCTGCAGCAGTAAGTACTCCCCACTCTACATCAAGGGTCTTCTTTTCAGCAATCACATCGCCGATCATCTTCCCTGAGTTCGTAGATCTTCCTGTATTTGCAGACCATATTATTTCATCCGAGACGGACATTTTTATAGGCGCCGGAAGCTCCACATTTCCGGCTTTCATATATACTGCCATGAAGCCTCCTTCCTAAACGATTATTTCGCAGACCCCTGTTGCCTTGGTATTGGCGTTGATCAGATCTACGACCCTCTTTTTTATTGGTTTTCCATCAAGATATACTTCCAGTTCAAGCGCTTCTATAGCTGCCAGGATAGCCTTAAGTAAAGTAATCACTTCTGGACTTGTTCCTCCACCTGACATGGCCGCTGCCATCTTAGCCATCTGCAAAAGCTTATCTTCCGGTGCCACCACTTCCCCTTGGTGTCTGTTGTCACCAATCATAGCAAGCTGTGGTGTGTTCTTTTTGACATAACCACCTTCAGCAAGCTTAGGAATAGGTCCCTTTTTGAACAATTTCGTTGCTACCAGCTTATCATTAAGTTTGCCAATTATATTTTCATTGATCCACTTTTTGAGGTTGGTAACAGTCGCTGTTACTTTTGCCTTCAGTGTAACTGTTTTGCTCTTGATTGATGCCCAGCTATCTTTAAGCGCGTTAAGGGTCTTCTTGTTCTTGTTTTCCGCTTTAGCTGTAAGAGACGCCGTTTTGTTCTTTATTGCATCCCAACCACTTTTCAGTGTGCTTAGGATCCCCGAAGTCTTCTCTTTCGCATCTGCTACCAATGTAGCTGTTCTATCCTTAACAACTTCCCACTTACCTTTAAGTGTTTCAATAGCACCTGCAACTTTTTCCTTGGCCTCTGCCTTCAGTTCCGCTGCACGATCTTTGATACTATCCCATTTTTCTCTCAGGACTTCAAGTGCACCTGCCGCCTTTTCTTTTGCATTGGCAACTAATTCAGAAGCCTTATCTTTAATAGCATGCCATGCTTCAGATACTTTATCGAAGGTTGCATCTTTGATAGCAGATAATTTAGCCTTTACATCGATATCAGGAAGATTTAATGCAGATTTTATGAACTTCCATATACCACTGAATATGCCTTTAACACCTTCCCAGGCTTTCTTCCAGTTCCCTGTGAAGACTCCGGTAATAAAATCTATCCATCCACCAAAGTATGTTTTGATACCATCAACAACACCTTTGATACGATTTCTCATATCTTCGACTACTTCGGAGCCCTTTTCTATGGCATTCTTCCAAGCTTTCTTGAAGAAGTCTGCTATTGGCTTAAATGCTTTCGAAATAGCCTGTCCGACTTTTTTGGCATATTTCTTGATCTTATCCCAGTTCTTATACAGCAGTATCCCCGCTGCAACTGCAGCCATGATGCCAATAGCAATCGGATTCGTAATGAAAAATGTACCTACAGATTTCAAAGCACCCAGGAGAACACCTCCGGCTGCTTTCAGCTTACTGAACGCACCTGTCAGCTTGGTGAGTACTTTAGGTATGCCTCCCCAATTCGCGAATTTCACTCGGACTTTACCTATAGGGCCTGTTACCTTGGTGAGAAATGCCCCTACTTTGACAAATTTTCCTGCTGCTTTCATTACATCGCCAAGTGCTGTTGCAAATCCAGATGCTGTTCCTCCTGAATTTTTAAGAGCTACACGGAATGGATTTAGAATGCCCGTAACCTTTTTAACGGCCATCAATCCAAGTAATGCTGTAACAAAAGCTTGGAATAACTTCGGATGCTTCTCTATCGCTTTCGCCAATCCTGTGAAGGCTTTTGCGAGGATCTCAAGGAACTTCTCTATAGCACTGCCGGCAAGTTTGGCCAAAGACTTACCAAGCACATCCCATATAGTCTTGAACACCGGAGCTGCTGCCTTGAGTGCTACAGTGAGAAGATCAAAGGCACTTGCTAATGCCTCTACCAGCTTAGGTGCCAGTTTCTGCATTGTCCATTCACCTAGAGGCTTCAGGATGCTATCAAACATCCATTTTCCTCCCGACTTCAGAACTGCAGTAAATCCGTTAAATGATTCTTTCAGGTGTTCAAGTGATCTTCTTAGCTTCTTATAGCCCTTTCCTAAAGTATCAGCCTTCTTATTCTGATCATCCAGTGCTGCATTAAGCCCGGTATCTATAGAGGCTGAACCGCCCCCTGATGCCCCACCGGTTGCACCAGCACTGGTATCTTTTGCATCAACCTTATTGATCTGGTCGAATCCGAAAAGTGCTCTCTTCAGCTTACTTGCTGTCTTATCTGCAGTCTTGCCGATGTTTCCAACGGATCCCGCTGCATTATCTGCAGAAGATGTAAGTTTGTCCACATCATTCGTTGCATTGGACAGCCCGGTATTCTGAGACTTCTTACCAGTCAAGACTTCAGTGAACCGCTTAAATGTATTAGCCAGAGCAACCAAGCGCCCCATCAATGCATTTATCGTCTGTATCACCGGTGTCAGGATGTTTATAAGGCCTTGTCCTATTGCAGCTTTGAATGATTCAAACTGGAGTGTAAGGATCCTTACCTGATTCGCCCAGCTTCCACTTGTCTTTGCAAAGTCTCCTTGTGCTAAAGACAGCTGTGACATCACGAACTGATATCTAAGGGCTACTTTCTCCTGCTCTGTCATGGCAGAAGTGGTCTTGCCAAATCCATTGGCCAGTGCATACTGATCAAGATTCGCCTGAGTCATTACCACACCTAAGTCCTTCAAGGTTTCTGTTTCACCTGTGAATACTGATTTCAGCTTGGTATATGCCTCATTCTGGCTGATGTTATAAAAAGATGCGATATCTCCGGCCAATCCTGTGAGGGTCGTGGACATCGTATATGCTTCCTTCTCAGCGAATCCAAAACTCTTGGACATCGCTCCAAAGGTGCCCGCGTACTTCTTGGCCATCGTTTCCGAAAGCCCAAAAGAACTTACTGCATTCTTTGCAAAGGAGTCCAGTCTAGAACTCATCTTAGGGAATGCAGTATCAACTACGTTCTGTACCTCTGTAAGATCAGAACCTAGATCTAAACAACTCTTGGTGAAAGAAGCAAATGCCTTTACAGATAGTCCCGCTGCAATGGCCGCGCCGATCTTAGCACCGGACCTTTTTGCTACACCTTCAAGACCAGACATCTGCTTATTGAATTTTTTCTTGTTTAGTACAAGATCAAGACCGATCTGGCCAACGCTTGTAGCATCTTTGCTCATAGACTTCACCTACCTTATAACAAAGTAGGCTGGCTTAGCTGCTACTATGGCGCTTGCCTATGCTCTTCCCTTTGTTCTGTCTTTATCTTATGAATCTGCCCGCATCTGGGGCATTTGATTTCTAATTCTCCATACTTAAGCAAAAGCAAGGTCCTTCCACAATTCTTACATTTGATTTTTTCCATTGGAACCCTCTCCTGCCATATTTATAAATGCTTGTTTCATGTTTTCCAGGAAGTCGTCTACCTTTTCCTGTGGCATTTGTCTTGCTACTTTGCGTCTCCATTCATTTCGGATGCGATGTTCGTCTTTCGAAAACTCTTTCAGAACATCAGGATCGTCCTCCGCCCGGATAGATACTATCCTTCCGAGCGGAGTCTTATGATCAAATCCGACAATGAAGGCTTTAAACTCACGCCACTTCATGCTTCTTAACTCCTTGGAAAGCCTTATCCCATACTGTGACTGAAAAGAGGCTACTATAAGGTCGAAGTCCTCATTCAGATCATAGTATGGGTCGCTACTCTCCCGCTTCTTCTTCGTCAGGATCGTCTCCCATAGCAAGAGAGACTGCTGTGGTGATAAGAGTCGAGTAGTCTTTCATCTTCAGGCCAAGGTTCTTTATCTTTTCCTGATCTTCTTCACTGAACAGCATAGGCACACACTTTCTTATTGCTGATATTTCACCCTCATTTTCAAGGATGTCCATTACCATCAGCACTGTTTCTGCATCACTATCTACTGTCAGTTCGACATCATTGATTGTCATAACCGGATCGCTGTCAAAAGCCAGCTTATTTGTCAGATCATATTTCATTTATATCCTCCTTTATGCTGCAGGTGTTACTGTTGGTTTGCCGTTACTCATTACAGAGAACTCGAGAGCTGCTACGTTAGTGCTGTCTCCGCCGCCGTTGTTAGTAACATTGATAACTGCATTACCGAAGTCAACCTTAGTTCCATCAGGGAATGTCCATGTGAATGGTGCTTCAGCATCTCTTCCGTTCTTGAAGGTCATATCTGCAACTGCATCATTGCCTTCATCACCGATATTTCTCTTTGCAGAGACTTCGATCGTAACGCCCTTTGCGGTCATCAGTCTTCTTACCCAGCCTTCAGTATCGAACGGAGTCCATTCTTCTACACCGTTGTCAAATGATACAGAGAATGATTCGCAGTCCGCGATGCTTTTACCATCGATCTGGAACTGGTTTTCATAACAAGGATATACACCTGATTTTTCCATCTTTAAACCTTCCTTTCATAATACAGATCAAACCAAATCACTCTCTCATATACTCCTGCATCATCGGTATCTACGTCTTGAGGTTCCGGTACCATGAGCTGAATATAATTGATATGTGTTTCGCCGATCATCACATTACTTACGCCCAACAACTTGTTGAACATATCAAAAGAAGCCTCTTCCGTCTCCCTGGCATTCTTCGTCCAGTGGAGCAGTATCGAAACAGGCTTCACTTCATACTTTTTATTGTCCATCCCACCGATTGGTATCATCGGTGATCCGGATGTTTTTCTTTGGTAGATACCTACCGATTTTTCTTTCTTACCATCAAGTTTTCCGATATAGAAATGTTCTCCTATGCCGAATGTCTTGATCCAGTCTCTAACATCTGCAAGACCAAGCATCTATACACCACTCTCCCTTTTGTAGATTTGCGCGAATGCTTTCCCTGCGAAATCTTCTTTTTCTCCGCCAAGCATCCAGTCTTCGTACCACTCACCTCTTGCATTAGGGTTCTCTGTGGTCTGAAAATCATATTCAGGATGAAAATACAGTCTTCTGGCATATGGTGTGCTATGTACCAAAGAAACTTTGCCTTGACTCGATTCAGAATAGTCTATAGCAAAGCCCTCTCCCTGCAGAGTGCCTTTGTCAAACGGTATGACCTGCGCCTGTATGACTTCAGTCTTTAGCGCTTCGGCCGTTTTCTCCAAAGCGACCGTTGCAGCTTTTTTCAGCTTCTTTATTGCCATCTGATCTATCTTTACTCTTGAGCCTACTTTGATCATTACACCAACCTCAGTTCTGTATAATTCACTGTCCCATCGGGATTCCTTGCTTTGATACCCTGGAAAATCTCCCTATCAACTTTATTGACTGATACAGTGCCCCCACTTATGACTGCAAGATCCGGACATATGTCTCCGGGGAAAAGCGCTACTGCAGCAAGCTGTACGAGCTTTTTTTCTGCTGTAAGCACGGTTTTGGCTGAATCCTGATAATTACATCGAAGATCGCCTAAAACTCGTTCTATGGGCGCGCCATCTTCTGAGATGCCTTCTTCTCGTATGGTTACGTCTACAGTCGTCTTACATAACCTGCGAGGTACTAAGCACGGATATTTCATATTATCACCTCAACAATCTGCAGCATAAGCCTGTCTGCTTTAAGAGTTCGTAATTGTCCCGCTGCATGGCTACTCCCATGTCAGTATACAGGTTCCAGCTATCACCAAACTCAGCAGAGACTCCGTTGATCGAGTAGCTTGAAAGTACCGATGCTATCTCATCAGCGTTCTCAAACTCAAACTCCGCCTGCCGGCACACTACCTCTTTTATGACTTCCTGCTGAAAGTCCGTTAAACAGGAAAATCCCTGACCTATAATTCTGTTATAAGTCAGGGAGTCTATATGCCTTGATGCAAGCCTTAAAGCTCTCTCGATATCCTCTTCAGGGATCACTTCTGTTCCATAGATGTCATAGTCCTCTTCAGTGGCATATGGAATATAAGCCATCTTACTGCCCGCCGCCTTCACCGGCAGCAGCCTCCTGGATCTTCTTTACGATACCCTTGATGGTAGTAGCCTTTCCGATGTCTACTTCATGCTCCGCTGCATACTGAGTGAGGATCTGCAGAACCTCCGGATCATCTGCAGGAGGGGCACTCTGTGCTGCCTTTACTTCCTCCAGCTCCTTTTTGGTTGCTTCGCATTCCTTTTTGACTTTGTCGTACTCTGAATACAGCACCTTCTTCTTCGGAGAGTGTGCGATTATCTCTCCTTCATCGTTATAGATATCAAAGCCTTCCTTCAGATATCTTTCCTTTTCAGCATCAGTTTTGATCTGATATACTTTGTTTTCTTTCTTCGCTCTCATAGTTTACGCCTCCGCATTAATGATACATCCCTGCGCCAGTTCTTCATCCAGCCCAAATGTACCATTGAATCTTCTGTTCTGATACAGGTAGTTGTCCGCTGTTCTGGAATCATGGCCAGGAGTGTATGTATTGATGTATGAATACTTAACTCTGGATACCTGAGCTTCAGGGTCTATAAGGATGTAGTTGATCTGCTTGCCTGTAGCATCTGCCTTGTAACCTTCTGTGAAGTCATAGGCAGTCTTGAATCTTTCCAGAGGAACGACCTTGATTTTTCCCACATCATCCAACGTATGGATCCTTCTATCGATGCCCTTAGGACCACCGCTGACTTCCAGTGTTCGCTGAACACCTTCTGCATTCTTCAGTGCCTTCTTGTATGTTGATGTGCAGTACAGGATACATCTGCTGAGAGGCACCCCTGCATTTTCAAACGCTTCACAGTTTTCATCAAAGTCGTCGAGGACATTTGCTGCTGTGATAGGTGTAGTCTTGATCTTAGCGCCTACTCTTGATGCTTCTGAATACACTTTAGAGAATGTGTAGCAGTCAAGTTCCGGGATTGCCTGCTTTCTTTCGAAACGAGCCTGGACATTGCCGATAGATACAACTGTATTTGTTTCATCGACATCCATAGGATCTATGGTGAACTCGATATCTCTATCATGATCCAGCTGCTTCATTTCATAGTCGTTGGAATAGTTTCCAGCATTGTAGCTTCCACCACGGGTATGATCCTTATATCCACTTACAGAAAGACGTGGGATCTTGATAGTCTTTGCCCCTATAATCTGGATATCCTCATTGCTGTGGAACAGTTCGTCAGATATAAGTTCATGTCCATACAGACTTCTAATTCTGTCATGAAACTTTGTTACATACTCTAATACTGCCATTTATTATTTCCTCCTATTTCTTCTTGATGCCAAAAATGCGGTCCAGCTGCTCATCGGTATTATCTGAGCCGCCTTCCTTTCCTCCGGCGCCGAATCTGAATCCGCCTTCCTGGCCCTCCTGCGCTTGACCTTTGAGCTGAGGAATGTCCTTCAGCACCTGGTCAAGTGCTTCCTTTAACTTTTCTTTGTCGATGCTGCCTTCAGGTGCAACATCTTTCATATCTGCCATCTTGATCAGATATGGCATTGTCTTCAGATCTACTCCAAGCTCTCCGCTGAGCAAAAAGGCTTCTTTTTCAATCTGCGCTGTAAGGGCCGCCTGCTGTGCATTTGCCGCCTGCTGCTGCAGTGCTCCTACATCAGGAGTGTTCTTTGCCTTTTCCTCTTTGAATTTAGCTATAGCCTGCTTTGCTTCGTCCGGACTCAGACCCTGCTGCTTGAAGTATCCTTTCAAAACAGATTCCTCCGTTGCGCTCTGCTTACCTGCAACGATAGAAGCCAGCTTGTTATAATCGATCTCTATGTTTCCGCTGCCACCGGTACCGCCCTGGCCACCTGCACCAGTTCCTCCGTCTCCTCCGGAGCTTCCACCGGTACCGCCTCCGCCGGCACCTCCATCACCTTCCATCATCGGCATTAAGCGTGCGAATAATTTGTTGAACATAATCTGTCTCCTTTCAGTTTTAAGGGTGTCTCCCTATTACAATTTTCTGTGTGTCTCACATTAACAGTTGTCTCGGGTGTCTCCCGCAGCGCAGCTTTTTAGTTCTTCTCGCACTTGGAACATCAAAAAAGAACCTACGCGGTTTCTTCCGGTGTTTCTTCCGGTACCGCTGCAGGTTCTTCTTTCTTGTCTTTATCTTTGTCTTTGCCCTTACCCTTTCTATTAGGTTCCTCAGGCTTTTCGTGGACTTCCTCTACGAAGCCTCTCTGAATGAGCTTTTTGCCACGCTGATCATCGACTTCGAAGACATCTCCTCCAGGCTCTTTGATCTCGTTCTCTACAAGATCTTTGTACCTGGCTATTGGTCTTACCTTCATGGTTTCCTCCTTTCTTGGCAATATAATAGACCAGCCTTATCAGCTGGTCTTAAAATAAGCATAAAAAGACCCCGGGCCCGAAGGTCACCGGAGTACGTTCCTATTTGTTGTCATAGTTCTTTATTTCTACTCCTCACATAAATGAGGATGCTGGTCCAAATATGATCTTATGGTTTTCATATCTGCCTTCAACAGAGGAAGGTCTTCTTCATGAAAAAGATAATCATATTTGCCCGTTTCCAAATCGGCTACATCGCAGTGTGCTTCATATGCTAGCTGTTCATCGACTTCATCTACTTCGATTTGGAAAAGCATTGATGTAATGATATAAATCGCCTTTTCCATACCATTTTGATTCATGTAATAATCCAAGTCATGTAAGGCTCGGTTAACGATGTTTTGTGCAGTCCAATCTTTGAAGATCAATTTATCTCTTTGCAATTTATTATAAAGTGAGCCTTTTACAATCTTATAATTATCCTCTTCCATATCTTCATAGGGAATAGGTTGTAGATGTTCAAAGTAATCAACCTTTTTCATTTTCTTGTTTTACCTTTTTCCTATACTTCCATGTGTTAAGACCATCTTTGCTATTATTGTATCCACGTTTTCCATGAATAAGCACTATTTCAACTTTAGGGAACTTAACTTGGAATTGCTCCATAACATGTCTACAGCTTTTACACATATGCTTCTCAGAAAGTAATACAATTCTTTCTTTTGAACCCTTATCCATAGAATTCGCGAGCATCTCAAAGAATTTTGCTTCAGTATCAACTTGTCTTGGAACTCCATCACCTAAATCCAATACTTCGAATTGTCTTTTTTCTTTTAAGAGTACTAAATCATACTCTCCTTCGTACATTTCAACAGTAGGTTCAATTTTTGAATTTGCTCTACTATGTGCAAACCTTATCTTACCGTCTTCAGTTTTTAATACGGCAGCATTACCACTTCGCCGCATTCCCTTAACTTCCTTGCGGTGATCTCCGCTTAATGTTTCGAATTTGAACCCTAGCTGTTTTGTATACCATGCTGCATTGTCTAATTCAAGGATTTCCGTTGCAGTAATCTTGCCTTCTACTTCGTATCGATTCAATGTCCTGTACTGATACTTTATCTGGTTCCACTTTATAGCATCATTATACTTGATATCAGCAAACTCTTCAAGCGTTCCCGGACACAGCTCTTGCAGAATCTTTTGATATCTACCAAACTGTTCCTTATCCCTGCGTGAATTGGTGCCCTGCTGATAATAAGCCTTGTATTTTTGATACCACTCTGTCTTTCTCGCAGCATACTTAGCTTTATTCTCCTCATCAAGTGAATGTTCTTCCAGCCTTGAGTATTTCTCATAGTTCCTCTTTGCCACACTCTTCTTTTGCTCTAGTGAATAATCTTGTTCTATCTGCTCTATCTCCTCTTCAGTAAACTTATCATCTGGAGGAGTGCTGATGCCCTCGAAGTATGTACTGTGGCTATCTTTACAATTTGGATGATAAAGCCCCGCTGCAACTGCGCTGCTCATCAGAGGATACGGGCCGTCTTCAGCTGATCCGCCGGACCACACATCATCTATAAGGATCTTTCCTACGAAAGGTAAACACTTCGGACATGGGTTACCACGCTTGTTCATGATCACCGTGGATATTCCCCATTCTTGTCTCTTTTCACCTTCGCCGGTAAGGTATGCCCTCTTCGATGCTGTTCTTATGGCCATCATCGCATAGTCTTTTATCCTATGCCTTGCTCCATTGGCATACTCGATGCAGTTTATCCCACGACTGAGGAAATCTCTTGTTGCCATGTCCACTGCTTTCTCGTATGTACCTGCACCGGTATTAGCGTATACCTGGGCATTGAATATAACCTGTCTGTACTGATCCTCTGCCATACGCAGCATAGCTGTTTCTGCCTTAGCGAAGTCAGATTCAGTAGCCTTGATCAGTGCATTGAGCTTTCGTGTATTCAACGCAAAAAAGGCAGATGATATTTCGCCTGCCTCCATTCTTGCTTTCGGAAGTTTCCATCCCTGCTCTATCGCTTCTAGGATCTCCAGTTCCTGATCCAACCCGCCTGCCTGTCTGGCCTGTTCTACCAGCATCTTGATAGAACCGTTGATCTCATTGAATCTTCTCTGAAACTTCTTCTTGTTCTGTCTTTTATATTTTTCAAGTGCCTTCAGCTGCTCTGCCTGCCACATGGTCCATCTGAATCCTTCTTCAGTTTCCCAATCTTTGTGCCGCTGCATGTTTCGCATCATCGATGCTATAAGCTCTTCTTCTATGGCAGTGAAGGCTTTTTCGATATCGTATTCATTCATGGCTATACCCTGCCGTTCTGATACACCTTGAATCCCTGAGCTCTGAATCCTCGGATTTCTTTCTTAAGCTGAGTTATGCTCTTGCAATGTATTCTGCAAAGTTCAGCATATCCCTTACGCTCTATTGCATAGATACCGAAGGGCACTTGCTCAC